CTCTTTGGTCAGGGCGGATCGGACAAGCTCATCACGGCCAATGAGGCCCGGCAGATGCTCAACCTTGAGGCAATCGAAGGTGGCGACGATTTCAAGGCTGCCCCGATGCCGTCACCGTTCGGCGGTGCGTTTCTCACGACCGACGACGCGGGCGATCCGATCGCGCCCGGCGACAAGGGCACGGACGCCCCGACCGAATCGGGCGTGCCGGTTGAACCTAAGTCGCCATCCGATCCAACCGTAACGCGGGCCATGCGGTTGCCTCCCCGGCATGGTCAGGTATCGGTTGAGCAGGCGGCGGCGAAGGCTGTATCCAAGTGGTTCCAGTCGATTACGCCGAATGTAATGGCTCAGGTCAACGAGGGTGCGGCGGAAGTGTCGATCCCAATCGAGTCTATCCGCGATTCGCTGGCGAAGGCTCTGGCACCATCGCAATCGGCGGCGGCGCTGGCGGGGTTTAATCAGGAAGCTTTGGCATCGGGTGGCATGAGCACGATTCAGGCGATCCCTGAGCGGGTGGCGAAGGTGCTGGAGGCTTCTCGCAGCCAGTACATTGACTCGCTCCAGAAGTCGGTTGGCGATTCGCTGACGCAGGCCCTTGCCGATTCGATACGGGCCAGTGACTCAACCGACGACCGGACCAAACGGATTCAGGCGACGCTCACCCACTTGACGGCCAAGCACGCGGAGATGGTGGCAAAGACCGAAGCCGCGGCAGCCTACTCGCATGGCCGGGAAGCGGCATGGGAAGAGCTTGGCGGCGAGGTGGTCGAACAAAAAGAATGGCTGCTCTCGGGCAACCCTTGCGAGTTTTGCACTGCGATGGCGGGTCGAAAAGCGAAGGTGGGCGAGCCGTTTCTCAAGCTCGGTGAAACGCTCACCGGCTCGAATGGCGGCAAGATGAAAATCACGTATCAGGCGGTCATGTTCCCGCCGTTGCACCCGCATTGCGCGTGTGACATTGGGGCGATATTCACAGACGATATTGAGGAGGTACGGTAATGGCACCACGATTCAATCCACCCATTTCACGTCAACAGTTGCAAGCGGAAGCAAGGGAAATGCTCGCCCGCTCTGAAAAATCACTTTTCTGCCGCGCCATCCAAGATGAGATGAAGTTGTGGACGAAAAAGCAGGAATACAAGCTGAATCAGTTCGCATATTCCGGGGCTGTTCTCGATATTCCCGAGGAGGTTTTCCAATGAGCTACATCGACCAACTGGCATTGCGGTACGCGGGCGCGTTCGCGGGCGAGCAGGCGGACGACCCTATTTTCGTGAAGCAGGAAACGCTCTCCGCGCCGAATATCGACATGGATCAGCGGGTCGTTTCCGGCATGGTCACGACGACCACCGTTGGGAATATGCCATTGATCGCGCCCGGCCCGGCCATCGACACGACCCGATTTTGGGGCAACGAAACAATCGGCAAGGCGGGTACCCGATCGGTGTTTTTCAACCATAAGCATGAGGATTTGCCCGTCGGCAAGTGCATCACGATCCAAGCCAAGGATGATGGATTGTGGACGCGGACCTACATCACCCGGACGGGGATCGGTAACGACCTCCTCACGCTGATCCAAGAGGGGTGCCTGCGGGGACTTTCGATCGGGATGAAGTGCCACGAGGTCCGCGAGCCAACCCGCGAGGACGTGACGCGGTACCGCATCATCAACCCCGATGCAATGGTACTGGTGCGGGCGACGATGCTGGAATATTCGATCGTGGGTCTGCCGGACGTACCCGATACATTGCTTGACCGGATGCTTACGCGTTCGCTGATTTCCCGGCCCGGCGCTGTCTATTTCGGGCTCAAGACCACCCCGGAGCGTGAAGTTTGGCCAACCCATATCACGACCGAGATGGACGGTGCGATCGTATCGGAGGTGTGACTCTGTTGTACCCGCAACACGGTTGCGGGTATACTTGTGTGCTCTGCCGAGTATCGCTTGCGGGCCAATCGGCTCCGTTCTCGTGGCTGGGAGTGAAAACACCCGGCTGGCGATTTTGATTGCGGGTTAGCTCAGTCTGGTAGAGCAATCGGCTCATAACCGATACGCCACTGGTTCAAATCCAGTACCCGCTATTTCGGCACAGATCGGCCTCCCTGTCTGTGACACCATCGGGCGTTCATCGCGTACCGGCGGGTCATTGCGACTCTGAGAGCAATCGTGACGGTGTTCGGTCACCCTCACCATTCTCGGAGTTCACCAATGAAGTTTACTATTGCAATGCTGCTCAACGTTGCCAAGCAACGGGGGTACACGGGATCGGAAGTCGATGAAAAGGCTATCCGGTCGTTTCTGTCCGACGAAATCACCCTTCGCGGTCTCAAGTGGTCCATCAAGGACAAGGCTACCGGCGCTGTCTCAGACGTGACGGCCCGGATGCTGGTCGTTCAGCAACCCGACGCCTCCACGGTGATCGTCACCGAAGACGCGGGCGAAGTCGCCGCCGATCCATCCGCCGAAAACTCCATGCGGAATCTGATCCGGTCGGAGATTGAGCGCGGCCTCACGGCTGCGGGCACCATCAACCGTTCGGGCAAGGCACCCGGCGAAGTGGTCCCCGACGTGTCGGTTCGCGGGCCGGACGAAATCATGTATGACCTCGCCATTTCCAACGGGCGTAAGGTGTTCCGCTCGTTCGAGGCTGCGAAGTCCTACCACTCGATGATCCTCGCCAACCTTGGTCGCCAGTCAACCAGCGCTGTTGCTCCTGCGACGACCAAGAAGGCTACCGATTGGCTTGTTAATCGCGGCATCATCGACAAGGACACGCTTACTCTGCGTACCACGGGCAGCAATGCCACGTTCCCGCAGGCGGCGGGCGGAGCACTCACCGGCATCGAGTTCGTTGCCGACATTATCAAAAACATCAACCTCTACGGCGACTCGACCAAGTACGCTCGCCAGCACGTCATGGCGGATCAGAAGGCGTTTATCCCGAAGCATTCGGGCGCTTACCTGACCGTCAGCTACACCGACGAAAACGCAACCGGCACCAGCCAGCGAAACGACTGGAGCAACGTCACCCTCGACGCCAAGAGCGGCAAGCTGTACACCCGCATGAGTCGCGAGGTGCTTCAGGACTCACGCATTGATATTGCGATGCAGACGGCGGAGGACTACTCGATTGCCTTCGCCCGTCAGGAGGAAAACGCACTCCACATCGGCGACGGCACGACCACTTATGGCGGGATGCTGGGCATCAACACCCAGTTCACATCCTCGGGCAACCTTGGACTGACACTTGCAACGGCGGCGGGTGCGGTTTCTGGTGGCACGACCACTCTCAACCACACGATCACGAACCTTGAGGACGTGATTGCTCGACTGCCTTCCTACGCCCGCAACAATGCCAAGTGGTATTGCTCGCCAGAAACGCAGAGCCGCGTATTCGATCGGCTCGGATTGGTTCAGGGCGGCGTGACGCTCCGCGAGACGCTGACCGACGGCGGGTACGTTAAGACGTTCCTCGGCTTCCCGATCATCACGTCAAACGCGATGAACTCGACGAACGAGGCTGGCGCTGACAAGATCGACATCCTCTTCGGCGACCTTTCGCGTGCCGCTGTTGTGGGTCGTCGCCTTGACCCTGAGATTATGTCGAGCGAGCAGGTTGGATTCTTGGAGAATGCAATCTGGATGCGCGGCATCCTGCGTCACGATATCGTGGTCCACGACCTCGGCACGACGACTGCCCGTGGCCCGATCATCGCTCTGTATCAGACGGCCTGATCCTGCGTCCTTTTCATTCGCATTGATTTGGCCGCATGGCCAAGGAGATTCTTTCCATGATTGCTGCACAAGATTGCATTGTTAAACACGCGGGGGCGGTGGTGACAATCACTTCCGCAACCACGACCAATACGACCGCCGTAGACCTCTCGGGATTCGAGCAGGCTATCGGCATCCTCAAGTTCGGCGCTATTGCCGCATCGGCTACATGCACCGCCATCAAAGTTCAGGTTTCCGACGACGGATCAACTTATACCGATCTGGTTGACGCCATCACGCCTCCTACGGGACAGACTGGCGTTACCTTCGCCGACACTTCGGACAATCTGGTGGTCCAGTTTGCTCTCGACCTTCGGAGCAAGGCGAAGAAATATCTTCGCTACTCACTTGTCACCGGCACGGCCAACTCGATCGCCCTTGAGTTCGCGGGCTTTGTCGGCGTGGCTGGCAAGATCGTGCCATCCTCGCAGACCAACGCCAACCGGCTTGGCAACGTCATCACCAACGTGACCTGATCGTCACCCATCCTTTCGCCTCTCCCGCCCCCAAACAGAGCGGGGGAGGTTTTGCAGATTGATCGACCAGAAAGCGAGGATGTATGGCGGCTGAACTGACCACCGTTGCGGGCGTCAAAACATATCTCGGTATTTCGTCATCGACCTATGACACGTTGCTCGGCACGCTCCTCACGGGTGCCGAGAAGGGCATGAGGGGTCGGTATTGCAGGCCAGAAGGCTGGACGCAGGCTGTATTCACCGAGTACTTCGACGGCGAAAACTCGGATCGGTTGGTCCTTACGAATACCCCGATCGACACGACGTACACC